TTACTGCGCCTGATTCTGATGTACAACCTTTAACGACAGCACAAAAAACCAATACTGAAACTACAACAAAAGTTGAACATATTCCCTCGTATTATTATTTAGGTTGGGTGCTAGAATCAATCAGGCATATTGCAAACAAAAAGAATAAAAAAGAAAACATGCAAATGAAATTTGTCTATGAAAATATAGCACAATCCGAGCCAATTATAATAGTATTGCAAAGATTCTTTTCTGATAATGATAACCACACTATTAATATGTCTGAAAGCATAAATAATGTTTTCCAGATTCCAGTAAGAAAAGACTATGTTGATGCTGTATTGGGCGATAATGAATCTAGTATATTGGGTTTGGTAAGATCTATAATAGACACTAATGCATTGGCAATTCCGGGCATACAATTAAGTGTCATAACAAAAAATAATACTATTACAATATTCGTAGCCAATGTTAAATTAGATGGTGCAATATTTGAATTAAAACAAGGTGCCAACAAGCTTGTTATAAATGACCCCAACATAAAGGACAAGGCCCTATTCATTGATTTTGGTGATAAAAATTCACTAGTTGAATCAATTGATTTAACATCTAAGCTTGATGCAAATGCTCATGCGGCTTATAGATTACCAGTATCATTGGCTGGATCTACGGAAAATATATTGAAAACGAGGGGGTCAGATGCAATGAAGAAGCTGAGGGATGTGTTTGGTAAAGAAATAGATGATGTTATGGGCAAAATACAAGAGGAAGCCAAAGATAGAGGTACACCAGAAGATAAAGTCAAAATAACAGCTTTATCAATTACTGATAGGCTTATATCAAAGGATCCCAGGAATTATAAAAGGGTAATGAGTGCATTACTTGGTAGTGAAAATTTATTTTCTCGACTACTTGGATTCTATCTTCGAAGAACCACAATTCAATTGCATGGTATTGTGGGTATTAATGCATATAACATGTTTATATTATCAGGACTCCTTAAACAAACACAAGGTGTATACAGTGTGTTACAAGTGACCGAACAGGTTAACAAAAGTTCGTTTTCAACTGTTATTGAAGCACATCTCAAAGATCCTTTTAAGAGAACTTTTGGCAACAACAAAGCTAAACAATAGAAAAGAATTCCTAGAAAACATTAAGCAGGAGTTTAATAACTCAAAAAATTTTCTTATAAACTTATTTAGGCTAATTGTGTTTTATAATGGGAGAAGTTATGGCAAAGAAAAAGATGTATTGGGGACCTGAACAAGAAGAGGCTGTGGCAACTTATATTAGAAGTGAAAGTATAGGGGAGAGACATCAAATTTTTGAGGAGGTTATACAGGCTGCATTCCTCAAATTGATTGAGAGTATTTTTTATACTTACAACTTCAATAGAAGATTGGGAAATTTGCAGGACATTGAATATGATTTATTGATTTACCTTTATGAGAAAATAGAAAAATTTGATCCGGATAAAGGCTATAAATCATTTTCCTTTTTTGGTACAGTTGCAAAGAACTGGCTCATACAGCAACAAAACGCTGCCAAAAAAAATATCACCATTGACAAAGATAAGACTATGCAATATATGCATACAATAAGTGTTGATGTTCATAAGACAAAAGAAAAATCTAAACACGACAAAGAATTTATAAGCATGTTAACAAATAATATAGAGACAATAAATGGAAATACAAATTTCAATGACGAGGATAGATCTGTTGCTCAAATTATTGTAAATATATTGAAAAAGTATCCTGATCTTAATATTTATAATAAGAAGCAAGTATATTTATTCCTGAGAGAAGGAACTGGATTACCTCCTAGAAAGATAACAAAATCCTTAAAGAAAATTAAAGAAATATATCAGGGTACGAAAGACGATTTTTATGATTGAATTAACTCCTGAAGCAAGGGAAATAGCTGAACAGTATGTTATAAAGTTAGAAGCACACAAGGATATGATTGAAATACTGAAAGTTACTATGGAGGCTATAACTAGAGTGGAAGCGGGTATTACAGCATTAGAAAAAAAACTTAAAGAACATAACATTAATATAAGGGATATAGAGATAGAGACCGATGAATCTTGATGATCAATTCTTTCCTGGACAGAAATTACTAAGAAGAACTTATGGTAAGTCAGAAGGTTGGCTTAACCACGAGGACACTAGTTTTATTCTACATAGAGGAATAGTTATAGATATAAATTTAAATATTGAGAATGGTATTGTAGGATCTACTATGATTCCTCCTGCAAGTATTCAGGCAAAAGTCATAGGTGACGATACAAGTACAACCACTCCAATTAACGATAACAATAGATGGTTTACACCTTTATTACCAATACATAGTCTATCAATTCCAGAAATAGGTGAAGAGGTATGGCTGATAAAAGAAACAACCACCAATGAGTCACAAGGATCGTGGATATGTAGAGTTTCTGATTCTAGTTTTATAAGCAAAGTACTCGCAAGACAATATGCAGAAGGACAAAACACGCAAGATAGATATCAAATGAATTTCAGGGTAGAGGATATTGCTATTGAAATCACTGATAGTGTTAACAAATCTTTCTCCATACCATTTATTCCAGGGGATGTATTTCAACAAGGACGTTCTGATTCTTATGTAAGACACTCACTTGATCCACGTAATAATAGAAGTGGTGTATTGGAATTTGGTGTTAAGGAAAAGAGAAGGTATGATTCAATAAACACTCCTTCAATAGGTGATGTTCATACTAAGACAGTTCATGTAAAAGCTAGTGATTTAAGACGTTTAACTGCATTAACTATTAACGACGGTAGCCTCGAATCAAACCGAGACATTATTTATAGTAAGGCAGATACATTTGTAAACGAATCAAAGGCTACCGATTCAGAGCCAACATTTAATAGACATGTGCTTGGTGAAAAGATTACAGAAGTTCTTTTGAATACAGTGGATAGGGTTGAATCATTTGCTGAAATCATGTCTATTATTATCTTTGTATTTTTTACTCATATTCACAAAGTTGCTAAAATAGATCTAGGTGAAAAAACTATCTCTATCACAACAACAGAAGGATCAGGTACGGCTCAAACAACCAATACACAAACATTTAACATTGGTTTTAAAGTCCCTGAACATTTCACACAAGGCCCAAAAACATTGTCTAGTTTCAATGCAGCCAATCTTGAGGCTACAGTAAAAGAAATACTAGAAGATATCAATAATCTTCGAGATGAAATCAATAGAAATGATCATCTTAGTAAACATCAATATATAAATTAGAGAATATAAATGGCAAACCCTGGCTTTATAAATTATAAATTTCCCTTGCGTGCATATACAAGAGGATTTTTTGAAGGTAATTCTACAACTATCTCTGCCGTAAGAGAGGATATAAAAATACTGCTCCTGACCAGAAAGGGTGAAAGGTTAATCAATCCTAGTATAGGTACAAACATGTCTGCATTTGCTGGTGAACTTTTCGATCAAATCTCTCCAGAGGAAATGAAAATAAGAATTACAAGTGAAATCAGAGATGCGTTAGCTACATGGATGCCTCACGTTACGTTGACTAATATTACTATACAGACAACAGATGACAATCCTAATTTAGAAGATACACATATTGCTATACTAATGAGCTATCAATTAACCAATGCTGAAGCTGCAACTGATTCAGTTCAATTAACCATAAGAATATAATTATGAAACTAAAATACATCATATCGGAAGCTTCAAGAGCTGCTCTATATCATTTTACATCTATAGAAAATTTTATAACTATAGTGTCTTCTAATACATTAAAGGGAACGAAACAACATGGATTGCGAAAGATGATGGGCACAAAAGGACCAGAAAGTAAAGCGGATGAGCCTTTTATTAGTTTTACAAGAGATCCTAGAAGAACCATGCTCCCTTCTGGGAAGATGGTGGAAACAGGTGGCATAGGTTTCAGATTTAATGTCGACAAATTAAAAACCAAATATAGCACAACACCTGTCTCTAATACTAATGCTAAACAGATCAAGAAACTTAAAGATCAAATGAAAACTGATCCTGAATTTGCAAAGAAAGTGAAAAAGGACCAAGCCCTCGGTTGGAGCCGTGATGGAGTTAATCTTACAGATCTTGCTAAAGGTACAGCTTCACTACACGGAAAATGGGAAGCCGAAGAACGAATTTATGCCGATAAAATTGACGTAAAGAGCTATGTCAACGGTGTTGTATTACCTTCTAAGAAAAAAACCAAGAAGAATAAAATATATCCTGCAATCACTTTACTAAAAATGACTCAATCACTTCCTTTAGGCCGAGCTCAACGAGGCTCTTTTGATACAAGAAAGAAATTATTAGATGTCATAAAAAAGTTAAACGTTAATGTAATTCATGCAGGCAATGAATATAAAGCCGATGAAGTTGGTCATGGTGTGGCAACAATATACTGGTTAAGAAAAAATAAGCCTGAAGAATTAAAAAAATATGGATTGACAGAGAGATAAAATATGGCTACAGTAGATTTAAAAGAAATACGAAATGTATCTTATGTAAGCAAAGACTTTGATGGCATAAAAAGTGACATCATAGAATTTACAAAACAGAACTTCCCTAATGATTTCCAGGACTTTAACGAAGCGTCTGGAGGTATGGCTATTCTTGAAATGCTTGCTTATGTTGGTGATTTATTGACGTTTTATATTGATAGACAGGCTAATGAGACATTCATAAATAAAGCTGTTGAAGAGAAGAACATTATAGGGCTATCAAAAACATTAGGAAGACAACCAAGATTAGCAACACCTGCGGTCACTGAATTATCAGTCAGTGCAATATTTAATGACTCAACATCTGCTGCTGAAGCGTTCACACTCAATAAGGGCACTAGGGTAGTCACAAGCTTTGAACCATCAGTTTCATTTATGCTTGTTGAAGATGTAGATTTCTCATTAACAGCAAATAGAAGTGTAGTAACAGATGGTACAGTAGTTACAGCTTCTATATCAGGTATATCTGCTGTTGCAGGTGAGCTAAGAACGTTTGTATACACAGCCGGGGCTGCACAACCATTTTTAAAATTAACAATGCCCGATAAAGATATAACAGAGGTTATTTCTATTACGAGTTCAGATAGTAATGAGTGGACTCAGACAGATTTCCTTGCACAAGATACTATATTTTTTGGTGAGGATAATGACACATCAACATCAGGTACTACACCAAAGGTTCTTAAAATGAAAAGAGTACCGAGGAGATATATAGTTGAGGTTGAATCTGAAGGGGATACTTCAATTACATTTGGATCTGGTAAATTGACACTTGAAGATTCAGAAATCGTTCCTAACCCAGAAGACTTTGTATTACCTACAACTGTTAGAGGTTCTGCCTCTTCATTCTCACCATCAACAATTAATGCGGCTCAATTTCTTAATACAAGATCACTCGGTCTTGCTCCTGCAAATATTTCCTTAGATATACAATATAGATATGGCGGAGGTATTAATACCAATGTTGGTTCTAATACTTTAACATATTTTAGGGATATCAATATAACTTATAAGACTCCTAATTTTAGAAGTATATCAGCTGATGTTGCGGATAATATAGAAAGATTACTTACAGTTACTAATGATGTACAGGCAACAGGTGGTTCCGAAAGAGAGACTCTTAATGAAATAAGAGAGAATGCTTCTGCTTATTTTGCGGCACAAAACAGAGCTGTAACACTTCAAGACTATCAAATAACTACTCTATCTATGCCTACAGCATTCGGTACAGTATTTAGAACATTTGCTAGAAAAGATCCTAGCAATAGACTTGGTGTTGAATTGTTGCTTATATCTAAAAATGACAATGGTCAATTAACAGCTCCAGGTGGAGTACTAAAGAATAACGTTGAAACTTTTGTTAAGAGATTCAAATCATTCTCTGATTCTATAAAAATAACTGATGGTAAAATCATTGACATTGGTGTTGATTTTTCTATAGTTCCAGAACCAAATATTAACGCCAATGAAGCTTTATTGGAAGCGTTCTTCTTATTGAGAAGAGAATTCGATCTTTCCAATAGTAACTTTAATGATACTATAGTGCTACCTGATATTATATCTAAGATTCAGTCTATAGATAAAATCAGATCGGTTGCTGAATTGAAGGTGAGAAATATAACTGGAACTGAAGATGGTAGAACTTATTCAAACGTAACATTCAAAGTTGAGGCAAATACAAAGAGCGGTATTATAAGGTTCCCGGAAGATGGATTATGGCAGATTAAATTCTTAAACTTTGATCTTACGGGACGAACTCTTTAATTAAATTTAATAAACGGAGATAATAGATGAAAATTCGTAAGTCAGAACTTAAGAAAGTAGTTGTAGAAGCAATTAAAGAGATTGAAGAAGAGGAAGATGGGAAGTTGGCTAAGGCTTCTAGTAAAATGAAAGAACCCAAAGGCGGCTCAGTCGATATGGAGCTAGCTAAGAATGCAAGGTTGCTTACTCCAGAACAATTGGAAAAGATGACTAATGCACTAATATATGCATATCAAAAAACTAAAGATAAGCAACTAGTTGTAATGATAAAGACTTTGAACAGAGTAAAGTCAGGAAAGGCTGAAGCTTAATCGGAGAACATTGTAATGAAACTAAACGAAGCTAAATCAGGCGGATATGCGAAAGCATACAAGGAAATACAAGGCATCATGAATGATTGGGATAAGGTTAAGAGTCTTATTGGTACAGCTGTAAGACAAGATAATGATATAACCAAGGCTGATAAGATAGAAGATCAAGTACGCCTTGTACAAAAGGAACTTGTCATACTAAGAAATATGCTAAGAATATTGTCATGAAACTATCTAAACTAACTGAAGACTTTGCTTTCGAAGATGATGAGGAAGCTTTATATTTCTTGGCAAGGAAATTTGGCAAGAAAGCAAATGCGGCTAAACTCAAAAAGATCATAGCCAAATATGAATCTATAGGTCCACTGGAATTTAGTGTGGATATTAAAATTGGTATCACAACTCCCAATGGTGTAAGGGTTAAAGAGATAGATTTGACATGAAGCTAAATGAAGTGCTAAACAAGCCATATTCATACACATTAAAGTACGATGATTATAGTGTGTATACCTCATTCATAACAGATGATAAAATTATATATGACGTTGAATTTGTATTGGAATCGTATATTCAATCAATTCAGCAACCGACTAAAGGTGACTTGAAAAATAAAGCTTTCACTTTAGATTTTACTAGTTTAGACAAAAAAAATAAAAGTAGTCAAATGATTACTAATACAGGAGACGAATTTAGAATATTTGCTACTATAATGGCTATAATTAAAGAATTTATAAAGAAATTTCAACCATCACAGATTTGGTTTTCAGCTTTAGAAAAAAGTAGAATTAGTCTATATAAGAAATTAATAAAAAAATTCGCAGGGCCTCTAAAATATAAATTAACATCTGCCGCTTATTCGGGAGCTGATGGTGTATTATTTGGTTTGAGGAAAATGTAATGCTGCTAAAAGAAGCCATAGACACATATTATCACGGAACATCAAGAAACTTTAAGATAGGTGAATATATAACTCCCCCAAACGAACATGGGCTAGAAATATCTGAAAAGGGCAGAAAAAAGAATCTTGATATAATAATCAATACAACACCTGGAGCTACTGTATTTGCAGTGGATAAAGCAAAGATAATGAGAGAACTATAATGTCAATACGAAGAGCATATGCAGACCGGGATACTTGGATTACGGAGCGCAGTTTAACATCAAACTTTGGTGCAGCTCCTATATTAGAAGTATGGAATAAATTCTTTATAGTAGAGTCTAGGAAGATGTTTGCCAGAGCTCTAGTGAAATATAATCTATCTGCTTTGACAGCTGATATTACTGCAGGTAATTTGGTGGATCCTAGAACTGATTCAACTGTTACAGCTTATCTCTATATGTTTAATGCAAAGCATGGAGATGAGCAAGCACAATCATTCAATATTAATGTCCATCCTCTTACACAGGAATGGGACGAAGGAACAGGGTTAGACAATGATAATTATTCGCAAACTGGTTACGCAAATGCTGTATCAGCTCAATCCACGGTTGTATGGACAACTACTGGTGGGGAGTTTGTTGTTGATTCTAGCTCAGCAACACAAGCTTTTGATCATGGTGAAGAAGATCTTAAGGTAAATATTACTAGTATGTTTAATGAATGGTTACGTGGTAACACAGGCAACTTTGGTGTTATCCTTAAAATGACTGATACTCAAGAACTCAAGACAGGAGCATCAACATCTGCTCAATCATTTTATAAGAAAATGTTCTATGGTAGAGAAACTAATACTAGAAACTCTTCATATATCCAATTAGAATGGCCAGGATCTATAAAAGATGACAGAAATAATATTCCTTTTAATGCCACTGGTCAACTATACTTCTACAATATTATAAATGGACAATTCCAAGACTTGAATGGAACTGATGATTTTCCCGGCAATATTACTTTATCAGGACTTACATCATCAACCGAAACACAAGCCGGAACTGCTATTCACACTGCTTTAACTGCGGTAAGACAATTCAAAGGTATTTACAAATGTAATATTGGAACCCTACCATTATCTGCAGGAACTTCTTATACAGCTCTTAAAGATAACTGGTTCATATCTGCTTCTCCTACAGCCAACTATCTATTTAGTTTCCAAGGTAGTTCTGCAGAGGGTGCTTTCAGTGAATACAAAACATCTAAATATAGAATCACATTCAGGAATTTAGAAAGAACATATGAAAAGGGTGCGAAAGTTAGACCACTATTATTTATTAAGGATGATGCTCTTGTGTTTACTGCATTAACGGCTGCAACAACTGCTGTTAGTAATTTCATATGTACTGATGGAACATGGGAAATAAGAGAAGTTCAAACTGATTTAGTAGAAATACCGGCATCACAATTGTCATATGACACAAGAGGTAATTTCTTTGAATTTGATACGAATAATTTATATACAGGAATAGACTATCATGTTGTGTTAAAATTGACTATAAGAGGTGAAACTATTGTTATACAAGATCCTGAAAAATATGCATTTAGAGTAGTATAAGGAGATGATAGGTATTAGTGGCTATTACGAAGATGATTATGACAATGAATATTAACTTATTAGCAGAGGGCTAAAAAATGAAACTACGTGAAGTAGCTAATGTATATGATCAAATTAAAGCTGAATATAAGCAGTGGAAGAAAAGTTCTATAAGTGGTCTTAAAGCTGAGTTAAATAGAACCAATAAAATAATAGATCTCAGAGATCTAAATAAAGAAGATATGATCTTTATGATATTGAGAGACAAGTACGGTGATAAAAAGATCAATAGAGTATTTGGATTTTAGAGGATAATAAATGCCAACACAAGGACAAACATTTGATGCATTGATTCAATCTTTATCTGCCATCGGATCAGCTAGTTCAAATTTAGCTGACCTTTCATTAACTGGTGATAGAGCAAAAGTCATACCTACTATTGACTACAATCAATTTGGTAAGCATGTATTTTTTGGTGATGCTGTAAGAAAATATAGACATACACTTAGAAGAATACAAAATACTTATCCAATTGGTTTATGTGCATCTGATACTGCATCATTAAGTGCTAAAAATGTTTATAAAGTAGACCAATGGAAAAAAGAATCATCTGGATTTGATATTTGGTTCTTAGATCAATTGTCTTTAACAGACACTATGACTGCTTTATCAACAAATCAAAATGGTGAGAACGTTGCTTTAACCTTTGTGAATAGAAATTCAAATAATACTATAATAGGATCACAGACTGCTATTGTTGATTCAATATCTGCTAGAGCAATTGATTTTGAAGAGTTAAATTTCGATACTATAACAAAGACTTCAGGCTCTGCCAATGATCATACATCATATCCATTAACTGCTGAACTAAGTATTACAAGAACACAAAAATTAAAGAATATGTTGCCCCAAGTTTTATTTGACGGTGATGAGAACCAAGTATTGGAAAAATTACTCCAAACACTTGGTGATGAGATGGATGTACTAAAAGGTTTTATAGATCAACTCTCTTATATCAAGAGCATAAATTATAGTAACATAAATAGAACACCAAATAAATTCCTTCCAGTACTATCAAATCATTTTGGTGTAACTTTATTCCAGTCTGCAGTTAACAGTGCTATAGATTCGTTTCTAATTAGTTCTACAACAGGAGCAACAACTCAAGAGGTTGCTTATGAAGTTTGGAAAAGAGTTCTTAAAGACCTTATCTATATTATAAAGAATAAAGGAACAAGAGAAACAATAGAATCTATTGGTAGATTATATGGTGTTGATTATAACTTTATGAAAACAGATGAATATTCTATATTCAGAGATAATATAAAGGTTAAAGTTCCTGAAGAGATTGATGTCCCAATATTATTTAGTACTGGTGATGTATATGTTCAGGTCCCAACTGGCTCAAACTCTGCATTGGATTTCTCTCCCAATAGAAACTTTACAATTCAAATGAGAGTATCGGCTACAGCCGCTTTAGAACATTCATTGTTAGTTCATCCTTTGTATTCAATAAAACTAGATGCTTCAGGTCAAGCACACTTTGTTGCTACTGCAGGTACAACAGCTAGTACCACACAATCATCTATATCTTCATTTATACAAAAGAAGGATAACTTTATAAATGTATTCGTATCAAGAACTGGTGACAATTTAAAGATATGGACTATGGGAGTATCTGGTTCTGGTTCCGGTGGGGATGATGTGGTTGTATTAGCGAGTGCAGTCACCACTGGAGTTGCTGCTTTGAACTACGATTCATCAGGAGGTAGTGCTTCGTTCGGTGCTTACTTCCCGGGTTCTGGTTCATTCACAGGCTATATGCACGAAGTAAGATCTTGGACAGTTCCCCTTGAAGAAGAAGATCTTAAAGAACATACTAGAAACTGGGAATCAACTTCATTTATCAATTCAACTGGGGCAAATGCAGCTGGTTATGGGAGTTTAAGTGGTCATTGGAAATTAAGAGAAAATCGAGTATTGACAGGCGGGCACAATTACATTGTCGATTCTACAACAGCTGCTAATACAGCAACACCAGTTAATTTCAATAATCAAACTACCAAACGTTATAGAGTATTCCCTAATATGTCAAAATTTGTCTATTGGTACCCAACAGGGTTAGCTATTGATAATGATAAGGTGAGACAATCAACAGATCTAGAAAAACAAATTGAAGATCCTGGTTATATTTCTATTACATTGCAACCTATCAATGCGGTAAATAGAGATATTAGGAATGTATTACAAGATGTTAATGTTAGAGAATTACTAGGTGACCCAAAAGATCTATACGAAAATGATTACACAGGTCCTATTACAGCGGCAATGAATAATATAAGAACTAGATATGGTAATGTTGTTACTGATGATTTGGAATCTGGTTCAGGCCTATCAGCTGCTGCAAATAGAATGGTTAACCTAAATACATTTGTTGATGCAATGGATAATTTTAATGATGTGCTCGGTAATGTATTTACATTTATTGACCAATTCATTCCAGCAAAATCAAATGTAATAGCCGAAGGTTTATTAATTGAACCTCATATTTTGCATAGACCCAAGGATGCTAGAATATCTTATGACGCATCTAAAATAACACCAACTGCTTTTGATATGTTTAATCATTATCTTGAATTAAAAGCAACGGCTGCAACAGGTGCAACAACAGCAACATTCCAAGGCTTTAAATATAAAGATGGTATTTATAATTTCATTGACAACTCAATTACATCTAATCAATTAATCAAGCCATTAAGTAATAGAGCTGGTGAATCAGTTAATATTCCAAGATTCTCGCAAACAAGGGCAGGTAGATTCATACCTGTTAAAATTACACCAGCTGATCCGGGTACTTCACAAGTTGAAGTAACATTATCAAGATTGCTATTATCACCAACAGCTGATATTGCAGCAACAACAGGAGTCATTGATTCAACTATAAGATTGTTAAAAAATGGTAAACCATTTGAGACAGAGGAACCATCATTACGATTTGAGTTTCCATCATCTGCAGATGGTACTAATTATTTCAAAGCAACAATAGGAAATCTTGATGCTGGTCAAGGCAGAATTGTTGATGGTAAAAATACAGAATTTACAAGTAAGTTAAGTACAAAAGAACTTCAAATGAAACTCGAGCTTGCTCAGGTTGTTAGAAGTGCTAGTGGAAATGGTGTTTCAGGTGAAATTGGAGTTGTTGGCATAAATATAACAAATCTATTTAGCAATCAAACACAAGTAGTAAGAATTGCTATAGGTAGTAGACAGGAACTATTCGACGAATTAAACAGTGGACAAGGTGGAACACCTATAGGTTCATAATAACATAGGAGATAATATGTATAAAAGAGATCCTGAAAGATTATATCCCGATTTTAATTTTAATTCTGCAAGACAAGTTACTAATGAAGAATGTGATATACTTTTTGATCTAGCAGTTGATATTGATGCAAAAAATATTTTAGAAATTGGCACGTTTGGTGGTTTAACTACATTATGGCTTGCTTTTGGTGCTATTAATAAGGTAATAACATTTGATTATAGAAGAAACGATATAGAACCTAAACCTTTTGTTACAGCTAGAAAAAATGTCATTGACGATAAAATTATATTTAATTATATAGACGACTTAAAAAAAAGCAAGGTCGCTCTTCAAGATGCAGCAAATATTGCTGATATGATTGTATTTGTCAGTATGCATAATGCAACAGACAAAATCTGGAATATTATAAAAGATAGCATCAAGCCTGGAACATTGATTGCTATGCATAATGTTGATTGCAATTATGCTGAAGAGATGAAGATTCCTGATGTATTTGACAAATTAAAAGACGAACATGATAATTATAATATTATCAAAACACTTGATGATGGGAAAAATCTTAATAGTATCGGTACTTTTAATTTTAAAGAACAGGTTGTTATTAAACAACCCGAATTGACTTCTAAGTTAGTTGAAGAAAAGGTTAAGAAAAAACCAAAAAGAGCTAAAAAAGTTAAAGCAACAGAAGAACCAAAAAGTGAAGACGAATAATATTTATTTATAATAAAACAAATAAGGAGAATAAATTATGGCGTTTCTTGATTCAACAACTGCAGTTGTAGATGCCATATTAACAAGAAAAGGTAGAGAACTGTTAGCAAAGAATGACGGTTCATTTCAGATAACTCGTTTTGCTTTTGGTGATGATGAAATAAATTACCAATTGTTCAATGCCGGTGCATCTGATCCCGATGCTGACATTACAAATCTTCCAGTATTAGAACCTATTTCAAATGAATCTATTGCATTAAACTATAGATTGATTACATTGCCTAAGGGCACACTTAAAATTTCAACACTGTCTCTTACACCAACAAATGCCACTGCTGCATTTAGTGATACAGTTGTACTCCAAGTACAATCAGTTGGTGGTGAAGATTCACAGGGTTGGACAGCTGTTTCAAGAGACAGTGACATTGGTATTCTTGAAGATACCACTGCCGAACCAGTTAATAGTGTTGGAATATTTAATATACTTACAGGTTTAAATGCTGGTTCAAAAACCGGTCTTGTTAAGATTGATATAACAGGCATTAATACAGGTGCACGAGCAACCTTTGAACTTACAGTGAGTGCTAGCGCATAAGGGAGATAATTAATGTCACTAATAAATTTAAATTTGGATAGAGATATAGCAAATGATGTTGTAGAAACAAAATCATCATTTGAAATTACTGCCCTTACAGGCGCTCAAATACGAAATATCAATGCATTTGTAGCGGAATCAACGAGTACTGCTTTTCTAGCAAATGCTCAAGGTACTGCTACAACTATTCCTTTGAGTTCTGCATTTAGACATATTGCTAGTTATCTATTTGCCTCAACAGCAGACGCTAGTACAGTTCCTGTCACTCATGATACAACAACTACAACTTCATTGTTAAGAGCCATTCAAATTGGAAGGACAACAATGGATGACGCTGTTATGTCAGGTAGTGTTACAGCAGTATTTGCATTTGGAACATCAGGTAATAATACATATATTGACATTCCTGAGGAAACATTGACTGCGGCTGTTGGTAGAAAAGGAACACTAGTTTCACAGGGTAATACAAGTAATAAAGTTGGAACTGTATTTTATGAAACTGGTCAATTGTTATTTCACGGTGGAACTGGTTGGCCTCACTTCTTAGTTGAATCGGCTTCAGGTATTACTTTTGGTGCCGCTTCAGCAGGCAAGATTGTTTGCACATCATTATCATTCCAAGGTATCAATATTCTTAAGAGATCTAAAGTATTCTGCAGGGCGTTTAATAAAGAGTTGAACTACACTAATAATCCTACAACAATTCTTAATCCTGTAGATGGTACTATTACTGGTTCCTTAACGGGTGAACCAAGAACATTCATAACAACTATTGGTTTATATAATAATGATGGTGAATTGTTAGCTGTTGCAAAGACATCTCCACCTATTAAGAAAACATTCGCTGATGAAACAACAATCTCAGTTAATCTACAATACTAATAGGAATATTTAAATGTTTAAAGCTTTCGATACTGACACTAACATATTCCCAATAGTGTTTGATGATAAGAGGGATATAAGTATATCAACTGCTAGTCCTTCTGCTACTAGTGCTCACTTCTTTACCGGCATCAGATCATTAGGAAAAATATCATTTTTTGATTTGAATTCACCTCCGTCGTTTGGTTTTACTATAACAAAAGAATTGAAGTATTCGCTCTTGTTCAATAAGACAACAATTCCAGGATCATCCACAACTGCAGAAAGAACAACAGGTATATTCTTATCATCTCCAGATCAATCATTTAATAGCAGTAGTAATGCATCATCTTCGGCTGGTCATCAAGATTTATTTAACTATACTCAAGGTTTTCTTTATAGAAATGACAATAATTTTATTGGTGGTATTACTGCATTAGAAAGTACAAGTACAGCAACAGAAATCGGTGTTATAAGAATTATAACATTACGTAAAGATTTAATGAGGTCTTCAATTGAGCCTAATTCAGTAAGATTAGAGATGAACCTTTCCAATACATCTGCAACAGGTATTGTTACTGGTAATGCAACTGGAATGGTTACTGCTCTTAATCTTAAAAATCCGTTCGAAGGTGAAGCTGGGGTCCCTGAACGATCTTTCTTTACAGTACCTTGGGTTAATAATAGTACTTTAGATACCGCAACAAGTGGTATGACAATAGAGGCTATTGTACGACCATACACTTCCAATTCAATAATATTATGGAGAAGATTATCATCGGCAGGATGGGCTGGTGCTACTGTGCAATCAGAAAATGCATTCATAAAATTAGAATTAACAAAGAATCCTGAGAATAATAAAGATGCATTTAGATTTTATATTAGATCTGTCACAGCCAATGGAACATTTTCAGAAAACTTTGCTGCTAAAGATGTTCAAGCATCTGGATTATTTGTACCAAGTGATGTTGGTGTAAATATTATGGATGGTAAATTTCATCATATCGTAGTGAGTTGGGGAATATCAGGTATTAATGAAAGTATAACAGATGAATCCGGAGCAGGTGCTATATTTGGTTATATAGATGGCTGGAAATTAAATAATAGGGAACAAACGGACCCACGACTTGGTGGTGCCGATGCGGCCGGCGGCCCTACTATCCAATCAAATATGTTTGAACAAACATTTCCAATAAGAAAAGGACATCTTCAATTTACAGACACTTCAGATGCTCCACCCTCAGGTAATAATCTATTTATTGGTATATCTAATTTCAATAGAACTCTGAATGATACCATTGGTGATAGAGGTGCAATAGCTGTTTCAGGTGATTCAAAATTAGCAGGTGGATTTGACGGCCAGATTCAACATGTAAGAATGTGGAATGTTAGATTTAATGATGGTAGTACTGGTGTAAGACACAATGTTGGTAAGAAAGTAACTGCAAGTTCTACAGCAGGTCTATCATTTAGTGATTTTAAAAATAACGCATTAACAGGTGGTAATATAGGTGGAAGTTTAATAGGATGGTGGGCATTCAATGAAAGAAATACAATTACTGCATCTGATTCTTCACCGAATTCTAATTCAGGTAGTCTTGTTGGAAGAAGTAATATAGAACTATACGATATAGAAGATTTTACAATAACTGCAAATGATGGTTCATTAACAGATGCATCCCTATCAGGAGTTACAAGAACATTTTTATATATCGATCAACAGGAAAATAGAATTATCAACAATGATTGGAATCAAGGAAGAATATTAAGAAGAGCTGCAGATGGTAGTTTCAATAGAGTTGGTCTTATATACTATGATCATGGAGTTATGGTTCTTGATAGTGATGATCCAAATGCTAAACTTAATTTCCTATGGCCTGCATCAGGAACAACCGGTGACTTTGGTTTCTCAGTAACGGGAGTTAACAATGCAGCTCTTAACGTTGATAGATTAAAATTCAATTCAGTTGATAGTCGTGGTAGATTAATGTTGAACGCAGTTGCCGAAGGTGAGGAATTTAACTTTACAGAAAATCCAACAGGTGTCAATCCTGAAACAAATGAATCAAACCTAGATGATCCTGCAGGATATATCAATACAGTTGCATTATTTAACAACCAAAATGATCTATTGGCTATTGGAAAGCTCTCCTCTCCAGCTAGAAAAGATAGTGCTCGTAAGATTGTTGCTCAAGTTAAAATGGATTTCTGATAAATGGCAAATACAGATACAGTACTACCAATCATAGTTCATAGGGATATTGAATCGGCATACATTAATTTGAATAGAGCTGATGTTGTTTATACCAATTTTGAAACATCAAGGACTCTAACTTCAACTACCGCTGATACATTACTCACTAGTGTATGCTCTACAACAGCATCGCAGAATGATGTGACATCAGGTACTTATAATGTAGTAAGACAACAAATGGTTACGAGAGGATTTCTTGACTCTTCCACTTCATTGACTTTAGATATTGGAGTATTTGCATTAAAGAAAAGATTTTTTGATGAAAAAATAAAAGAAGGATCTTTTACTGCTACAATTACAGGAGCTCATGCAGGTGATTATTATGATTCAGGTTCGGGTGAACTAAAAAGAAAAGTTGATAATATCACTTATGGAGTATTTCTAAATGATGAAGGTATATTTGCTGTCACATCTACATCATCATCATTAACTGCTTTAGTTCAATCAATAACGGCTATAAAATATAAAGGTGTTGTAGGTAATACAGAACTTAGTGTATTTTGTAAAGCTCAACCAAATGAACAAAATTATACATTGAATCCTAGTTCTTTTGCAACAGCTTCAGTTGGTAATTATATGGTTGAACCATTTACAGGATCAACAACATCCTCTAATTACTTCGCCGATTTAGTATCCAGTGGACAAAATTGGAGACCATATATAACACATGTAGGTTTATACAATGATGAAAATGATTTGTTAGCTCTTGCTAAATTTACACAACCATTAAGGAAACCTTCAGACGTGCCTATCACAGTTAGGGTTCAATTAGACATATAATCTGTGAAAATTTTTAAAATATGTCAAACGTTAGGATATATATACAATTTATAATATAGTAGGTTCTACGAGAAAATTATTTTTTAAGGCCGAGAAATGTTTATACTAAAACACTTTTTTTTCATCAAAAGAGCAAACCCAAAAATAGCACAGTGTAAATAAAAGGATAGATTAATATGTCATTTAAATTTATTGAGGCGAGTGCAACAGGTAATTTCCAAACACTGTTTAATAGGTTAATAGAAGATCCTGAAACAATTGACCTAACAACAGATACTGCCGGGCCTAATTCAAGTCAGGCAATACCTTTTGATGGAATTGACGATAGTGTACGTTTTAATAATATTATATTAGTTCAAAATATTGGTACCTCTGGCGCCTCTGCCGAAAATATAGCCTTTGATGGTTTTATTAAAAATGATGTGGCCACAGCATCGCAAAGGTTGACTTGGTTTGATGCTTCTATAATGAGATCAGAAAGTGCAATGGTATCTGGATTTGATGGAATATATTCAAGTAGTATTGTATTGAGTTCTGATAATAAAAAATATGTAGAATTTAGAATTCACCACGGTGAACTTGCAACTGAATATTCTTTGACATCAGATACCAGTATTGATACAACTAGTTGGCATCACATATGGTGTGAATATGCAAGTGGTGCTCAAGAGATGAGGATATATATTGATACTGCAACGGCTGGTGTTAGTAGTCAAACTATTAGCTCATTGACTGATGTTGCATCTGTAACTCCATTAGGTGCAAGAGGTGTGTCATTTGGTGGTAGACTTGATGAATTAAGATTATGGATAGCAACAGGTTCTGCTTCGGCAATTGGAAAATTAGGTGGGGTAACTGGAATTGATTCTGCTCCTGAAGATATAGCTATATTAAATGAATTTCAACCATCAGCAGATACATTAGCTGCTTGGTGGAAATTCGATACAGTATCTGCTATTCAGTTATTTTCAAGTGTATCGGGTTCAATTATAGATAGTACAGTAAATGGACATATTGGTACTCCTTCAGGTTTTAAAGGTTCTGATATCATTTCGTCTGAAACAACTATAGTAAGTGGAGTATCTGCATCTGGAGATTTAAAAAACATACTTGGTGGTTCACTTGATCATGGAGGTCTAACTATTTCGGATCCCGGGGATGGTAAAATTAAATTTGATTCGGGTTCTGAAAATCTTATCAATGAAGTCAATAATAGTTGGATTGCAACTGGGGCTAGTGTTGTTGTTACTGTTGATGATAACAATATTTTCTATGGTGCATCTGGAGTTAAGATAAATACTAATGCTATCAATAAGGGAGCATATCAAGATATATCAAACTCAGCTTTACTATTTGTCAATAATACTTATACATGTTCATTTAGATATAGAGTTGTATCAGGCTCATCATCGGCACAAGTTAACTTTAAATTAGGTGATACATTAACTTCAATAACAGCCCACTCAAATCTTAATACTTGGAAACCTATAATTATAAGAAATACAGTTGCAGGAACTGCAACAGGTAGAATTGAAGTACTTACATTATCCGAATCATTAATTCAAATTGACGGATTACAAGTTATAGAAGGTGATTATCCTGCTACATTTATTGGACCAAGTAGAATAAGAAAATCCAGTCAAGTGGTTTGGCCAGTAATAGACTAAAGGACAAAATATGTTAACAGACAATTTTATTATACAACATACAGTACGTTTCAATACAAATAAAGGATATTTTAACGAACAGCCTATATTTGTACTCAGTAATAATAGAGCATTAACAGGTGGTGAATTTTTATCCGTAGTGAGATTAAGAGAGTCTAATTTAAGGGAAGCCGCTTCAGGAGTATTGGCAGTTGTTTATGGAAGTTCCGGAGGACTACAATCTGCAACGGGAACAAAATCAATATATCCCGAATCAACAACAGCTGATAATAATACTAGTACTGCTTCAAACGTTGAATATGTAATTTCAACAGTTCTTACTAATGGAAACAGAGTTGATGTTATTGTAAATGATACTGGAATATTCACAGGTGATATATCTCTTTCAGGACTTACAAAAATTAATAATAACCTAAACTATTTAGGTGCAGGTTATAGGCCAGGACCGGATCAAACACCACCAGACGGCACTACTGGCAAAAGCCAAATATTATTATACACATACAATAGGGAAGAATTAAACTCTCAGCTTACAGGTATAGAAGATAGATCTGGAAATAGTATTAGTGCAAATATCAAAGGTGTTGCTTCTGGTGATGGTACAATTTCTACTATTAGTGGTTTTACATATTCACCTTGTGAAGGTGGTTTTAGATTAGATGGCAAATCTTGGATAGAGAGTTTAAGTTCAGGTAGATTTCATGCTACAACTGCCGGTGGTTTTTCAATGATGACACATATTAAACTATCAACAACTGGAACTACTAATATTATGTCTGTTGGTTCTGGAACTACTGAGGTCATGTCTCTTAAAGAAATATCTGGAACATTACAATTAAAGGTTGGAACTAGTACTTTAACTGCTGGATTCTTACATACTGGTGAGTGGTATCATATTGGCGCTACAGTTCTTACAGGCTCAAATGATTTGTCTGGGGCATATATTTATATCAATGGAAATAGTGCTGCTTATACAAATACAATTTCTACATTCCCTAATATGCTTTCAAATGGTAGATTAGTGATAGGTAAAGACTTAGATTTATCTAATTCAGGCATAACTGGAATGGTTGGTCTGACCAGAATATTCAATAGAGCACTATCTGGAACTGAATTCATGTTAAATTATTTAGGAACTATACCCTCCTTATCTTTACAGAATAGTTTACAAATAGGTTGATGATTGCTTAATAAGAATAGATAGGTTATCCAATAGACAATAGATTATATTAAATTATTAAGAGGTTTTAAATTGAATATAGAAATTGTTGAATTAAGTACTATTCTAAATGTAATCAATAAATTTAATAATATAGCTATAGCTTATAAGCTTAATAATTCTTTTAATAAGTTAATTTCCATTGCTGTATTAGAAAATGATACCATTTACATTTCCAGTAATATTTATAGTGAGATCTCATTCATCAAAGAATTTGTTTTGATACTGAGACAATCAGGTGCTGAAATTGCAATGATTGATTTCAAGCAATTTATAAAGTATCTGTATAATGTTAATAGTAATTTTGAATTAAACCATCTTCCAGTAAATATTGTTGATGTTAAATTATTAAGTGATTACACATCCATATCGGATCTATATGATTCGTATCCGCCTGCTGTATCATTTTATAGAGAGTCAACAAATTTAGAAAACCCAATTTGGCAAGTATTAGATAAAAAGGTGTTAAACAGTAGCTTAGTAAAAGACATTGAGTTTATTGTTAAACACAAAAATAATCCGACCAATGATTTTACAGACATGAATCATACTATCACTCCCTATTATGCTTATATTGAGAACATGGGAATTGGGATTGATAATAAAAACTTGCACAAAGTAGGTTATGACAATGTAAAGAAATATTTCATTGACTATGACGACCAAGCACCATTGGCAAATATAGAATATGATCTCAATAAAAGTAGTACTGGTAGATTGGTTTCTAAATTTCATCCATTCCAATCAAAATATGGCGATGCAATAAAGAGTAAATTTGCAAATGGTCTGCTACTATCTCTGGACTTTAAATGCTATGAATTGAAAGTTCTACTGTCAACAGCTGATATACACTCTAGTGAAAAGGATATATATCAAACCATCCTTGACAAAATAAAAGGTGAAACCAGAAGCAATGTAAAATTCAATATTATTAAATGGATGTATGGTTCTTCGAAATATGACAAGACGATAATAGACACAATGATAAGTCATTATCCTAAACTGAAAACATATATAAAGTCATTTAGAAATGAAGCCATAAAAAATCTATCTATTACTACAGGCTATGGTAAACAAATAAAATACCAAGACAAAGAATCTGCTTATACCAAGTCCGTTAACAACATGATCCAGAATCATTCGACAATGATGATGACAGAAAATGTAAAGAATATAATGGATGAGTTATTTGAGAATAAATTACAATCACATATTATAGCTACAGTATATGATGAAATAATTTTGGATGTAGATAGAAATGAATTAGATTCATTAATGAAAATAATTTCTACATTTGCTATGAAACTAAAAGAATTCAATGTCAAATATTATTTTACTACCAAATTTGGTTTGACATATAGGGAGTTGAAATCATGATAGAGACTGAATTTAAATTTAATAAAAAAGAGCTTGTCCCAAAGTTTAAAGAATATATAGGACAATATAGAGATGATGATAATCGTAGATATGAGCCTAAAAATGCTAAAGAGGTTGAATATTCAAAATATGATATACTAAAAAAAATACGCAATATATACATGTGGGCATTTAATGAATCTGTTTTAGAATTAAGAAATATGTATAATCATGATGAATCTAAATTTATTGATGTTAAGAATAAAATTTTGGATTATATTAACAATAAAATAAGGAGTACTTCAGATGGTTCAATATATTTGAAAGTTCACGATTTTGAAACATTTAATGGAGAAAAGGATCAGTATGAAGAATGGGTTGTAAAGAATAAGAAAAATCAAGAGAGATTGATTAGAAAAATTGTTGATGAATTGAATGCTCATATTGAAGGAATATTAAATGATGATGATAATAAGCCAATTTTAAATGATGAAGAGTTTAATCCACAAGATGATCCCGTGGCTGAGGCTGAATTCTTTGCTAACTCTTTAGGTGATGAATTTTATGAGGAATTGTTTGATAATTTGAATCAACCTAAAGAAGTTATAACATATGTAGATAATGATAGAGTTGAGGAAATGAAAAAAGAATATGTTGAGAAAGTAACCAGTACTCATAATATTAGTGAGGAAAAGGCAATTGAAGAATTTGATGACCTTAAAAATGTAATGAAGAGTTATTATATGGAGAATGAAAGTGAAAGTCAATGAGCTAGATATTGATATCAGAGAATCTGATTATTCATATCAGAAAGCAATGAAACTTAAGTTAGAATATATAGGGTTTGGTTTTTTCAAGAACCCAGAAGGTAAAGTAGTAGCGTGCTCTTTAAAGAATGGAACAATGTTACAAATGATAGGAGCTGAACAAAATAATACAAAAAAACTTCATGAAGCAAATTATGAAAAAGAAGTTAGAGATTTAATTGTCTCAAAGCTAGGAAGCAAATTATCACTAGGACAAATGAAAGGTGATAATCGTTTAGCAGATCTAGGAGGAAAAGATCCAGAAGAAATAGCAAAAAAAGTTTCACAATTACTAGGTATTAGTGTAAAAGCAGTTCCTCCGGGAACAAAAGTACAATTAAAAAATGATAAACAAGGCAAAATATCAGGTCAGTATTATGGTTTACATATGACGAAGGATGGTAAAATTATTAATTTGAAATTATCGTCTGGAGGTGGAGGAGGTAGCACTGGTGTTCCAAGAGATGCAGCATTTTATGAAATGGGATTATGTGTTGAATATAATAAGATGATGGGTATGAGTAGAGAAGAAGCAATGAAAGCAGCTGAAGTTTCAAATACATATGAAACATATGAAGAACATCTTACTGAAGTTTGTTCTAAAGTTATAAAAAAAGCTAAGTCAATGGGAAGTTTCTTAAGGCAAACAGGTGGTGACTCATATAAACCTCATACAACCTGGCCCGGATCGGATGGCACTCCCAAAACTGATATATTTGGCGGAAAAAATAATAAAATATCAGTGAAGAAAAAAGGTGGTTCACAATTAGCAAGCGCAAAAGGCGGTGAATCAATAGGGATGTTTAAGGGAGCTCTTACATATTATGAAAAATATGAAAAGGGAAATAAGAAAAAGGTAGTGGATGGAGTTATTTCATCTATAGAAAAAGATTTCATTTCAATGAATTTCGATCAGTCAGTAACAGAAATAAAAAATGATGTTGTTAATGATTACATCGAAATGAGATACAAAGAAATAAAGAAAGAAGCTAGTAAGAAGAGAATAACAGATATACCGGGTTCAAAATCCAAGAAAAATCCAGATAAGGCATATAAGGATCACGCAAGATCTGAAATGATTTCAGCTGGTATTGCTCCTGCAATGGGAAATTGGATGGATAAATTTATAGAAGGTGTAACCATTAATAAATCTTCAGCAGTTATGAAATGGTTCAATGGTTATATCAAAAACGAAAAGTTTAAAGAGATGAGAGAGAATATTACAGGAGTAATTGATGGATTGATTACACACAAACGGTTAGAGGGTGATATTAATAAGATATTCGAAGATGAACGATTTAAAGCATGGGCAGTATATGAAGCTGCTACAGGTAATTTCAAATTTTCAGGCAACAACAAATTAAACAGTTCATTGTTACCAGTTGCAAATAAAATTCTAGTATTTGGAACAGATGGTAGTTTATCAGTTAAGAAAATTGATATTGATTGGGCTAGTAGTTACGCATCTCATGTAAAAACAACAGTTGGTTTTAAGAGCTCTGGTCGTTCATCATTTTCTTCTTTGCGTTTATTAAGTGAAGATGTGAAAGATATAATCAATGAAGAGCAATTACTGTTTGAAAAGCAGCTTGTTGACAGCCAACTAGAAATATTGAGCGAGTTTGATGTCAAAGGTGCAATAAACAATTTAAAATCTATTGGTAAAAAGCTAATTGACAAAGTAAAGGGGTTAGTTAAAAACTTTTACGAGAATGTTGTCAAGAAAGTAGTTACAAAAATAAAGGAAGCAGCAAAAGAAAGTATTGAAGCGTTTGTAAATTATTTAGGAATCGAAATGAATGGAAATACTAAAATAATGGTAGCATTTTAACAAAATACAAAACTGGAAAGAATGAAAGTGAAAGTCAATGAATTAGATATAAAGGTAAGTAAAAAGAGAAAAGGGGAAGGGATATTCTGGAACACCTGCATTTGAAATGGTATTACATAAGAAATTTGCTAAAGTATTAGAACAGGCACATAATAATGTGTATAACTAACAAAAAAACAAAACGGGAGAAAATAAGATGAAAATTAGAAGTTCAGATATTAAAAGTATTATTAGAGAAGTACTAAATGAAGATAATGAGGACGGAACTAAACAACTAATTGGACTTATTAAAAAGACTTTTAAGAAGCCATATTTTAAAGTTAATAGCCAAGGTAAACAACACACTGTAACTTATAAAATTGACGGTGAAGTACAAGAATTGGTGACATTTTTAATAAGACCTGATGGTTTAGTTGATGTTGATGATCCAATAGGAGCTGGTGTAGAAGATATGTTTGATTTAGAGCCTAATAAAGATGGTACAGTATCAGCAGCTGATCTTGTGAAAGAAAAAGATTATTGGAAATGGTGGAGCGGAAAAGAAGTAGTAGGCGAGATGGAATTAGAAAAATTTTAGCAAAAAAAAAGAAGGAGTCGGTAAAGTAAAAGGTAGCACAATAGCCAATAGTTCTTTTGAACTTAGAAAGGCTATCATGAAGCATTTATCAGTGGAAAAGTATTTCAAAATACTTAGAAGATCTATAAAACAATAAAGGGAGAATAGAAAATGAAAAAGATGAAAATTAAAAGATCACAATTGAGAGCTATTGTTGAAGAAATTATCAATGAAGCAGACGACAATGGGTGGTCAAAATTTGCACAAAAAGTAAAATCAACATTTAGATCACCATATTATAAAGTAAAGCAAGGTAAGAATAAGATCAACGTACAATATAAAGTTGATGGTGAAATTATGGATATGAGTTTTACTTTTGATACAGAAGGAAATAAAGAGGTTAATTTAGACGACTCTGAAGGCTCCTCAATTGAAGATTTTGCACAGATGTCCTCTGATTCTCAAGGAGGATATGGAATAAGCCCTGATAAACTTGTTAATGCAAAATCTATTTGGGGTTATTGGGCAAAGCAAGCTCCAAAAGAGCAGGATATGGAAAAGTTTTAAATTAAAAAATGATATGAAAAATAGTATACTCTATACATTATTGTTTGCTTATTTCTCATAAATTCTATTGATAGAGATCCACTATCTAGATCTAAAGAACTATATCATAAACAAGTTGTAGAAGAATATAGGGAATTGGTTGATGATAGTGGATTTAATCTCATCCTTACATTTCAAGGGTGTTATATCTTTAGGAGCCCTATATATGACCCCAAGGCTATCAAAATGAGTCCGGCAGATGTGGCCTCCTTTTATGACAGAGTACCATTCGTACGTAATAA